CCGGAAAGGTCACGGGGCTTCTTGCCCCTCAAAAAAGGGAATGGGTCATGTACGAGCAAGAAATGTTTAACAGGAATCCGGGCTTTGTAATCGGCGCGGTTATCTTATTTATCACTGTGTTGGGCATCGTAGGTAATGCCGACATGGAAGAAGAAATCAGCCAGTACGAGTTCTATTGTGAGAACGTCGCCATGTGGATCGACTCCAATGGTGAGAACGGTCACCCAAACTTCCGAGGTGTAGATTGTGAAGCTGACCTATAAGGATGTACAAGAAGCCTCAAAGCTGAATCACAGTGGCGTTACGTTCGACAGCCTAGCCACCATCTTTGATGTAAGCCCAACAACTATTCGCCGGTATATCCGGGCGTTTGAGCGTTACGGGAAATCATTTTGGGGACCATTTCCAACTGAGGTAAATGATGGCTGATCATCGTGGTAAGCTAGACAAGGAAACGCGGGATAGACACTTCCCCGAGCTGAATGGCGGGAAAGGATCATTACCACGTAAATCAACCAAGAGTAGTAGACAGGCTTACTCTGATAACTGGGACAGGATCTTCGGTGGCAAAGGACAGCAAGACAGCAGCTCATCGCAATAGAGCTATACGCCAAGAGGCTTTAAGGGAGCAATTATCCCAGCAGGGTCACGAACAGTATATCTCTGAAATCATTAGCAATTTGTCTGACCCTGAGATGGAATATGATTCTTTGTGGGTGCAAAGGCTAAAGGCGGCGGCTGATCTACGTCTAAAGCTGATGGCTAAGTACATTCCAGACCTGAAATCTCAAGAGCTAACTGGTCCAGAAGGCGGTGATTTAGTCATAGCCGTGCAGCGTAAGCGATTCGATGGCGAAGATTGAGTATGTAACCAAGCCACCCGGTAAAGTTCTCGAAGAGTTCGCCGATTGTCGGGCGCGTAACTCTTTCATCATGGGGCCGCTAGGCTCCGGCAAGACAGTCCAAGTAATCCTCAAGCTACTCGAGCTAATGTGCGAGCAGGCACCGGTAAAGCGGGAGACGCATCCCAACTACGGTGTAAGGCTCAGTCGGATCATTGCCGCACGTAATACCTACAGCGAACTATTCTCGACCACCATCAAAGACTGGCTCGAAGTCCATGGCGAGCTGGGTGAGTTCAAGCAAGGCAACAAAGAGCCGCCAACACACAAGATCCAGTTTAAGTTAGAGGATGGCACGACAGTCAGGAGCGAGGTCATCTTCATAGCCTTTGATCGCCCTGATCACGTCAAGAAGGCACGAGGTATCCAGACTACATGGGTGTGGCTAAACGAGGCCAAAGAGCATTCCAAGAGCGTTGTGGACATGCTCGACCTGCGTTGTGGTCGTTACCCGTCGATGAAGGAAGGCGTACGCCCTACTCACTACGGAATGATAGGTGACTCCAATGCCCCAGACGAAGATCACTGGTATTACCGACTCGCTGAAGAAGATCGCCCAGAAGATTGGAAGTTTCATCGCCAACCCGGTGGAGTCTATCGGGAGGGAGATGGTTGGTATCTCAACGAAAAAGCCGAGAACCTCAACAACTTACCCGAGGATTACTACCGGCGAGGACTGCAAGGCAAAACGGACGACTGGATCAAGGTCAACTTGGCTAATGAATATGGCTTTGTCTCCAGTGGTAAGCCGGTGCATCCTCTTTACACTGATTCTATACACTGCCTTGGGGACGCTTATACTCCTAGTATTGATGCCCCTGTTGTACTTGGTTTCGATTTCGGTCGCACTCCCGCTTGCGCTTTCCTACAGCGTGATGCGTTGGGTCGTTGGATTTGCTTCGATGAATTCTGCATGACTGACTCGGGGGCAGTGGACTTTGCGCCTAGCCTCAAGCGGTACATTGACGCGAACTATCCGCAATGCAGGTTTCGGGGCTGGGGTGATCCATCGGGCGATAACAAGAACCAAGCGAATGCCGATACACCGTTCAAGATCATGCGAGCTGCCGGGATACCTTGCACTCCAACACTGTCGAACGACCCTTCGCTACGACGTGCCGCGCTAGAAATGCCCATGAAAGAGCTGTGCATGGATGGCAAGCCTAGATTCCTAATCAGCCCGAAGGCGAAGATGATCCGCAAAGGGTTACAAGGCGGCTTCTGTTACCGACGGTTACAGCTATCGGGTGAGAAGTACACAGATGAGCCAGACAAGAACGAATACAGTCACCCTGTCGAGGCATTGGAGTACGCATTGCAGGGAGAAGGTGAAGGCAGGCAGGCACTAACCAACCTGCATACACAAAGCAGGCAAGTGCGCCGGGCAGAGATGAAGATTAATGTCTTCTGATATCGCATATGTGGCGTTCTCAATTGATGAGGGCCACTGGTGGTCGTGGATGCTACACCCTGAGATCAAGCATTGTTACGTGGTGATTCCGAATGATGGCGAATGGCTTGCACTGGGCAAGTCAACGGAAGGCATAGAGCTGATGATTGTCGAGAATATTAAGGATGTAGTCCAGAACGACATTCTGATAAAATCCAAAGTTACTAGGCCCAAGCGTGGGCTATTTATGTTGAACACTTGCGTGGGATATACGAAGCAGGTGCTGGGAATTAACAAGCCGTTCATCTGGACGCCATACCAGTTGTTCAAGTATTTGGAGAAACAAAATGTCGGGTAAGCTCAGACAAAGTGTAAGAGGTATCGGCAAATCACACCGGAAAGTGTTTAGGAAGATCGACCGAGTGCGCAGAGGTAAAAGTCTTCTTGGCGAGCTGGGTGTGCGGGATGGTAACAAACGCAAGCCCGAAGATGTCATTGGATACGACGGCGAGAACTTCACACGTAACGGGAAGAAGACAACCCGTGATTCACTGAGGATGGGATAAAATGAAATCACCGAAAGCACCTAAGCCTACAGCACAGCAAATCGCTGTTGAGCGTCGTCAAGCGGCGGCATTGGATGAAGAGATCCGAGAGCAGGAAGAGCGCTTTGCGGCTATGGCTCGCGGCAAACTAGGAGCTAAGTCACTGTTGGGTGGCGTCCCTCGTAGTCGCGCTGAAGCAGCTGGCGGTCGTGCTGGGGCGGCCCCGGCTCGTACCATGTTAGGCATGGGCGGCGGAGCGGCTGGTCCACGTCGTGCTGGTGGCTCGCCAATGGGCCCGTATGGCGGCATGAACATCAACCTAAAGTAGGTAATCGTTATGAGCTTGCCCCCGCATCTTGGCTCGATCCAAGACCTAAAGGAACGAGAAGCCAAAGCATTCAGCAATCAGTCAATGTGGCACGACCAATTGCAGGATGTTTATGAGTATTTTTTGCCTCAGCGTAATCTGTTCAACACAGAGGACCGGGGCCAGAAGAAGATGGACAAGATCTTTGACTCGACGGCTCTCACATCCATCCAACAGGGTGCGAGCAAGCTACAAGAAAACATTGCTCCGATCTGGTCACGCTGGGCCAGCTTCCAGCCAACAGAAGAGATCATCCGTTTAGTTGAATCAGGTCAGTTCGACGTGTCCGAAGAGGACATCCGGGCTAACTTAGATCAGCAATGCGAGTTGGTATTCGACTACATCAACCGATCCAACTTCCATACGCAGTTCTATGAGGCCGCACTTGATCTATTGGTAGGTACTGCCACCATGAAGATTGAGGAAACAGACGACGAGGCCAACCCTATCTGCTTCAGCACCATCCCGCAGAAGGGCATCGCGTTTGAGGAAGGGCCATACGGCACTGTTGAGACGCACTGGCGCAAGTTTGAGGTAAAGGTCCGGTTGCTAGAGCGTATGTGGCAGGGCTTCAAGCCTTCTCAGAAGATCCAGAACATGATCGAGAACAGCCCAAACAGCGAGGTTATGGTCAGCGAAGGCGTTGTCTTTGATCCTAAGACCAAGCGTTATTATGGTTGTCTTTGGGTTGCGGATGAAGAGAGATTCTCATGGACCGAAGACTTCGGAGAGTCTAGCCCTTGGGTGACTGGTCGCTATACGAAGGTGGCTGGAGAGGTTCGTGGTCGTGGTCCAGCCATGCAAGCGCTGCCCGATGTGCGCTCACTGAACAAAGCCAAAGAGTTTGTATTGCAGAAGGCCGCAATCGACCTTGCAGGCATGTACACAGCTACTGACGACGGTGTGACAAACCCGTACAATATGGTCATTGCTCCCGGCGTTGTGATTCCTGTCGGGTCAAACAACAGCAACAACCCTTCTATTCAACGTCTCGACACAGGATCGAACCTTGCACTGGCGCAATTTGAAATTGTTGAGCTTCAAACGGCTATCAAGCTGGCGTTGTTCAACGATCTGCGTGATCCTGCTGGTCCTATTCGTAGCGCCACTGAGGTTGCTATTGAATCCAGAGAGCTTGCAAAACGGATCGGGTCGGCATTTGGGCGACTTCAGACCGAGGTACTCATACCAATACTCAAGCGTGTCGTTGCCATACTGACTCGACGCGGCTTGATCGTTCCTATCGAGCTAGATGGGCGTGATGTCAAAGTTAAGTTTACTTCTCCACTGGCACGAGCACAGGATGCAGAGGATCTGTTAGCTGTTCAGCAGGCCGTACAGTTCGTACTGAGCACGTCTGGACCGGAACAGGTGCTAATGGCCTATAAGACCGAGGACTTCGGCACATGGGCAGCAGAGAAGACGGGGATGCCTGCTGATTTAGTGCGATCTGAGGTAGAAAAGCAACAGATCATCCAAGCAGGCGCACAAGCACAGATGATGCAAGAACAACCACAACCGATGGAAGCTGAATGACTTGGGAAAATATTGACGGCATAAGCCCAGAAACCAAGAAACAAAAAGCCAAAGCACAAGAGCAGATAATCCAACTCACCAAAGCCTATGCCCGTTGCTTCAACACTGAAGACGGGCAGAAGGTATTGGAGGATCTTACTCGGCGTTTCTTATTCGATAATGCAACATCCCTATCCAGCCAGAATGTCGCCTATGAATCGGCGTATCACAATGGCGAGGCGGGTGTTATCCGCATGATTATCCACTACATCCAACAAGCAGAGCGACAGTAAGCACGATTTTCAACTCAATGGAGAAAACCATGGAAGAACAGGCCGTAGAAAGCAACGATACCCTGACATCATTAGTAGATGCCGCAGAACCCACGTTAAGTGAAGGCGAATACTTTTTGAGTGAAGGAATCAAGGGCGTTGGTGACCAACCAGATTGGTACAAAGCCGACAAATACAAGTCAATTTCAGAGCAAGCCAAGGCATACACCGAGCTAGAAAAGAAGTTTGGCGGATTCACTGGCGCACCAAAAGATGGATATGCACCGGTAGAGGGCATCGAAGCAGAAGATGCTTTGTGGCAAGAGCTTGTTTCGTTTGGTGAGCGCACCAATATGTCTCAATCAGCCCTAAATGATGCGTGGGATATCCTTTCAGCGCAAGAGCAGGCTGTTGAAGAAGTCTCTGTAGAGATGGAGATGCAAAAGCTAGGTGATAACGCTGTGGAGCGTATCAAGGTTGTCGAGCAGTTTATGAAGAACAGTCTTGATGGCGACACATACGAACGTCTTCGCTATGCCGTCAACAGTGCTGAGGCCGTTGAATTGGTCGAGGCGCTGGTCAAGTCTACTGCCCCGGCCAAGTTACCGATTGATGGCTACGTTGAACCGGGTGGTATTACGTGGCAGGACATCGAAGCAGAGATGTTTAAGAAGCACGAGAGCGGCCAGATGCTCCGCTCAGTCGATCCTAATCACGAGCGTAAGATTCAGAAAATGATGCGTGATTTTGGCGGTGATAAGCCATACGAGCGTATTGTTGGCTAACGTAATTTGTGTGGTATCATAGCGAGATCGGATACCCCTTTCACAAGGCCCGGTAGTTTTAGGTTGAACGACTGACCGACTGCCGGGTACTCAGTCCAAAACCTCTTAATCATTGTTATACATTTGACATAGAGGAGACTGAATCATGTCAATTAATCTCTCCGCAGTAGCGGTAACTGAATTTGACAGCATGGTGAAGCACGCTTATGCGAACGCTGGCTTGCTCAAAAACGCTGTCACACTCCGAAACAACGTAGTAGGTGACACCTACAAGTTCCGTCGTATGGGCAAAGGCCTTGCTAATCAGAAGACTAGCTCGGCTGATGTTGATCCAATGGACGTAGGACATGCGTTCAAGACTGCGACTCTCGCAAACTGGAACGCTCCTGAGTACACCGACATCTTCGACGCACAAGACGTAAACTTTGACGAGAAGCAAGAGCTGGCAACTACAATTGCTGGTGCCTTGGGTCGTCGTTGTGACCAGCTTGTCATCGACGCGATGGACGCATGTACTCCCCTGACAACTGCTGTTGCAGCAGGCGGCACTAACTTAACTATCGCTAAGGTAAACTCAGCGCAAGTTGAGCTTCGTGATCAGGGCGTACCTAACACTGAGCTGTTCGCTGTTATTGAAGCTGGCGGTCTTGGCGGTCTTTTGAGCGACGAGAAAGCAACTTCAGGCGACTATCAGGCAGTCAAGGCTCTTGTATCTGGTGAGATCAACACTCTTGTTGGCTTCCAGTTCATCATCCTTGAGACTCGTGCGGAAGGCGGCCTTACTGAGGCTTCTAACGTCGTTGATTCTTGGTTCTTCCAGCGTCCTTCTGTTGGCCTTGCCATCGGTATCGACATGAAGACTGAGATCAACTATGTACCACAGAAAACTTCTTGGCTTACTAACGGTATGCTCAAGGCTGGCTCTGTTGTACGTGACGAAGGTGGCTTGGTTAAAGTCCAGTACGACAAGACTGCATAAGTCTTATCCGGCCCCTTCGGGGGCCATTCTATTTCCGGGTGGGTTATGGCGAGCAAGATCGACTTAATTAGCAACGCGCTTATTCTGATCGGGGATACTCCGATTAATTCACTTACTGGTGGATCACGGCGAGAGACGGTTGCTAACAACTTGTATGACGGCATTGTGCAAAACGAGCTGTCAAAGTACCGATGGGGCTTTTCACGCAAGTTAATAGAGCTTTCAAAGCTGGCTGACCCGCCTGTAGATACAAATCAGTGGGCAAGCATGTACCAGCTTCCAACCGATTTGATCTTCCTTATCACTGTTTCTCCTGACAACCACTACAAAGTGTATGGCGATAAGCTGTACAGCAACTCTAGTGGCGCTCTGTATGCTGATTACACGCACAACGCACCAGAAGATGAGTGGCCTCCATACTTTGCAAAGATGATCGAATACGCATTGGCTATGGACTTCGCTGCAAGCATTAGAGACAGCTCTACAGCTAGGCAAGAGATGGCCGGAGCGTACGTAAATGCGTCCCGTATGGCGCGTTACACGGACTCTCAGCAGCATCCTCAGCAGCCTATTAAGAGCAACCCATTTGCTAATGTGAGGTACTAATGGCCAAGACTCGATTCATTCAATCGAGCTTCGTTAGCGGAGAGCTATCCCCGCTTCTTAAAGGCCGTATTGATATTAACCAGTATTATCAGGCGGTAGAGACTGCCGATAATGTTGTGATTGTTCCTCAAGGTGGAATGCGTCGGCGTCCGGGCACTTCGTTTGTAGGTCAAGGCGTAGATACACTGGTGATTGATTCATGGACCGGGACCATGCCGAATGGCGGCACTGTCGCAAGTCTCAATGACAACAACCGAAGCACTAGCACACAGACGACAACCCCGCCCGGCACTACAACCGATTGGGTGTTTGTTGATTGCGATGTAAGCCTAGCATTCGGCAATATTGTATTTATTGAAGTGACCGACATGTTTACGACTGCCGGTTCCACTAGCGACATGATGTTTCAGTATTCGACCGATGGCGGTACAACGTGGGTGGACCAGCAAGCCATTCCGTTGATCGGCACTAACCCTCAAAACTTCCGATTCCCTGTTGATCCTGCATCGGCGATTACCGATTGGCGCATCATTCGTGATGGCAGTGACAGCTTTGCGGGTAATATCGGCGCGTCCGGTGTTAATTATTACTACAGCGGTGGCAATGGAGACAGCAGAACCAAGCTAGAGAGCTTTGAAGTTGAAGCTGACCGCAACTATTTGGCTGAGTTTACGCCCGAGAACATCCGAATTTATCGCACTGACGCGGTAACTGGCGACCCTGTTCAGCGAGTCATCGACATAACGCCAATTTGGGAAGGCTACCCCGGCGGCATATTTGGCGGTGTTAACGTTAATAGCATCCGAACAGCGACGGTTGAGAACGTCATGCTGATCGTGGGCAACTTCCAGCCCCTCCGATTGGTTAACTTGGGTACGGATACAGATTGGTCGCTTGATGAGATCCCATTCACTAACGTCCCTCAGTTTGATTACGACGACGCACAAAGCCCAACGCCTACCAGCGAGATACAGGTGATGACTCTAGGGCATACCGGATCGGGACAATGGAAGCGTGGCGACCGATTTGAAGTAGATATTGAAAGCGTGGTGTCAAAGTCCATTAGCTATGCGGGCGACTCAACTGCCGATGAGCAAGCCGCGACTGTCTTCAACATCCAGAAGAACCTGCAAGACATGCCGGTCTTTGGTGAGACGGGTGTAGCCGTAGAAAGAACCGGAACCCGAGAGTACACGATCACGATATCCGGCGAATCAGCCAAGGATTTCGAGCTATTCTCTGCGTATGTAACTGAAGGCTCTGCCGACCACGAGATCGAGTTTACCGAGACGCAATCAGGCTCCCCACGTAAAGAGGATGTTTGGTCGTCTACCCGTGGATGGCCCAAGACTATTTGCTTTTATGAAGGCCGATTGGTTATTGGCGGCACGTCATCTAAGCCACAGTCCTTATTCATGTCTAAGTCTTCTGACTTCTTTAACTTCGACATCGAAGAAGCGGATGATGACGACGCGATCTTTGCAACCATATCGTCTCGTACACTGAATGATATTGTTGACGTTTATCCCGGCAGAAACTTACAGGTGTTTACCTCTGGCGCAGAGTTTGCTGTAACGAGTAAGCCGGTAACCCCGAGCAATATCCAGATCACGCCACAAACAGCGCACGGTGCAAGCAATGTCGAAGTGCAAGACGTGGACGGCTCGACGATATTCATAGATCGCTTTGGTAAAGCCCTGCTGACGTTTTTGTATTCGTTCAATGAGGACGCATACACGAGTGATGATCGCTCTGTTCTTGCTAGTCACTTGATTAAGCAGCCCCGTGACATGGCTTTATTGGCGGGCACTGCTAGTGATGACGCCAACTGGCTGTTCGTTGTTAACGATGATGGCACTGCAACCATCCTAAACACGCTGAGAAGTCAGGACATTAACGGCTTCACTAGCTGGACGATGGATGATGCGGAAGTAACAAACGTCACGACCGTGGGCGATAAGCTATTCATGGTTGTAGGTCGTAACCTTGGCCCAAGTGCTGGCGATATTTCCATTGAGCAATGGGACTTCACCCGATTACTAGACAGCAGTGTACGAAAGACCGCGACGAGTGGGACCATTGATGGGTTAGAACACCTCGAAGGCGAGACTGTCTCAATTGTCACGCGTGGCGATGATAGCGGCGAAAACGATGGGTTCGTATTAGCTGATCAAACGGTATCAGGTGGCGAGATAAATCTGCCCGCACCGTACAACACGGGTTATCCAACACTTGAATATGAGGTTGGGCGTCGATTTATACCCGTTATTAAGCCCATGCCACTGAATACAAACATCGGATCAGGCCAGAACCAGATGCGATTGAAGAAAATCGTACGCATGAACGTACGTGTCTACGAGTCTTCTGGCATCTACATTGACAACCTGCCTGTTCCTATCCGAGCTTTTGGCGCATCGGGCGACACATCGCCACTCACAAGCAATTCTATTGTTCCTATTAGTGGCATAATAGACGATGTTTACGATATTAACGGATGGGGTAGAGATATTGTGCCGACGATTACGTGTCCAGATCCTACTCCCATGCACATACAGATGATTGAATACGAGGTCGAAGGTAACTGATGGCTCTCCCTATATTTGCAATATTAGCGGCAACAAGTGCGGCAGTGTCGGCCTACGGTCAGGTGCAAGCTGGCAAAGCTCAGAAAGCGGCATTGAAAGAGCAAGCCAAGCAGGAAGAACTAGCGGCAGAAAGCCAAGAACTAGCACGACGTCAAGAGCTTAACCGGGCACTGGCGGCTAACGTCGCGGCACTCTCGACGGCAGGAATATCTGGGGAAGGTACGCCAGCAAGTCTGGCATTGGAAAGCGCAAAGCAAGCAGGGCTTAGTGAAATGACTATTGACCTATCAGAACGCTTACGAAGGGCGTCATTACAACGTCAAGCCAAGCAAGCAACACAAACGGCAGGATTAGCGGCAGTAAGCACATTGATAGGCGGCTCCATAAAGGCCCAACAATTAATGGGTGAAGAAGGCGATTAAGAATGGCTCAGAAGCGCATTGATTACTACGGCAGGTTTACACCAACAGGTGTAGATACGTCTCAGGCTAAACGCTTGCAGGCTCTCTCTGGTTTGGCTGAACAGGTCGGGGACATTGCGTTTGATATCGGCGCTAAGATCCAGACAGAGCGAGGCCAAGAAGCTGGCGTTGCATCCGGCATGGAAGCGGCACAGGAAGGCCAAGCACCAGAAACCAAAGAAGGCTTTCTCTCTGCGATCTCTATATACGATCAGGCATACAACAAAGCAGCATTAAATGCTTACAGCTCTGGCATCCGTGTTGATGGCAAGAAGAAACTGTTTGAGCTTGAGGAAAAGTACGCCACTGATCCCGATCCCGTAGCATTCCAAAGCGACTTCAATGGCTACATGAAGGGCGTAACCCAAGGCTTGCCAGAAGATATGGCGGCGGATCTACGGTTGCGACTTACTGGAGATGCAATGCGTGTACAGGGCCGTCTAGCAGACTCACAGCGAAGGCGCCAATTTGACCTTGCCACTGCAAACTTGAATGAAGAGCTAACGACTCTTGCCGATGAGCAAGCAACAGCGGCTCGTGCAGGCGACGACACTCGCGTACAAGAGCTACAGGTGCAGATGGAGAATATCGGCATCGAGAATGCTGAACTACTCGATCCGGCGGATCTTGCGAAGTTTGAGGCAGAGCAAAAAGATCGGCTAATTATTCAAGGCAACTTGGGCCAGCTTGATCGCGCTATCTTAGACAATCCAGATTTACCCCTTGAGGAGCGCATCCAGAAAGGTAAAGAGATTCTCCGAACTATCACTAGCAACCCCATCGAGGGACTGACGCCAGAACAGCAGTCAAAGCTAGAGTCGCAGATGTCGACTAGATTGAACGCGCTTGAGAGCCGCTTGGTTGAGCAAGACACAGAGTTTGGCATTGAGCTATCTGACTACAAGGTGCAAGTGGCAAGCGGAAACCTTGAGCCTGTTGACGTAGATCAGCAAGCGAACGATTGGTATAGATCGGGGCGTATCTCAGAACCCGAGATGACTAGCCTTAAGAAGTCGGCGCGTACTGCTGTTGCTAAAAAGGCCGAGACCACTGCCGTCAACGTCAATATCACCAAGCAGTTCACAGACCAGCGCGATCCCTATTACGTGCCAGACCAGTCTGATATCAACAAGTATTACGATGACGTATACGTGCCAGCACAAGAAGGCGCGACACCCGAGCAACGTATGTTGACCGATGCGATCTTTATCCAGAAGACGCGCATGATCCCAAGCACTGTGAAGAATCAGACAAACAGCTATCTACTATCAGGCGATCCCGCGTTGATTATGCAAGCGGCACAACTCATTGATCGCGTTGATGAGACGCCCGGAATGTTTGATCAGCTTACTAACGTACAGACAAAAGCGTTTGCGTCGAACATGGTCAGGCTGATGGAAGTCATGGACCCCAAAGAGGCGCTCCGACTTAGCCAGCAACTAACTGACCCGGCTGACCAGAATCGTGTGACGGCTCGACGCGACCAGATCAAGACTGAGAAGTTCAACGAGAAGTACGTTGATTGGACTCGTAAAATTGTTGGCGAGACTAACCCGACATCATTCCAGAATGCGGTTAACCAGTATCAGACTATCTTTGAAAGCTACTATCTCGCTGGCTCCGATGAACAGGCGGCAAGAGCGCAAGCCGAGAAGATGATCCAATCTAATTACACTCAATCTACATTCGGCGACATGATGTATGCGCCCGAGCAGTATTACGCGGTGAATGGAAGCGTTGAGTATGCGCGTGATGAGCTTGATGCCTTGGTACGCGAAGAAATGCCGAATATGCAGTTCGATAAGGACAACATCTATTTGCTGACTGATGACTATACCGCACGAAAAGCTACAGAAGGCGCACCACAATATCGCGTCCTTATTCTTGATGATGATGGCGTATTCCAACAGCGAAGCGGTTATTTCTTCCCTGATAAAGAAGCACATGAAGCCAAGCTGAGAATCGAAACCGCAGAACTAACGGCTGAGATCAGACAGGCAGAGGAAGAAGGTAGCGTTGCCCACAGACGCCAGCAGTTCGAAGAGAAGAAAGCGGGATACGAAGAGCGCAAGGGCAAGCCAAGAAAGGCTGTGCCAGCGTCGGAGCTTTACGCAGATACCGTCCTATCTGATAGCCGCAAGATCATCGCAGAAGCCATACAGCTACCCGGCGAAATCCGCAGGGAAGTAGCAAAGTCTGCCGCTGAAGTGCTGACAACGGTTGGCGAAAGAATTGAACAGACTGGCAAGCGCCAGCGATCAAAGCTCATTGAGGATATCGAAGAGCGAGAGGCCAAAGACTAATGCCTTTCGTTGAAGCTCAAGATGATCGCATACTGCTTAACAAGCTGACTAACCTTGCGGAAGCACCCGAGGATGAAGATCCGTCGGTAATCGAGATCGCAAGCGCGTTGTGGCGTCAAGAAAACACAATCGGTTCATTCGTTAATCAAGAGTCTGGCCTACCCTATGGCGTGGATGATCAGTCATTCAACCCTTATGACTATTTATCGGAAGGCGAGAAGCTAGACAAAAAGTTTGTATCCCATGCGGCACTAGCCGATACGGTCGATGAGATTGAGGCAGTACGCAAACAGTATGCTAAAGAGACGACAGATCGAGAGACCATTCAGAAGGGCGGCGCTATGTCGTTCCTTGTTGGCCTTGGTGTTGTTGGTGTCGCTGACCCTATTAGCTTGATACCGATTGGCGGTGCGGTTGCTAAGACGTATAAGGCGGGTAACTCGATCCTTGATGCGGCAGTCGTTACAGGCAGTGTTGCAACGGCCTCCACAGCCGTCACAGAAGCCGCTCTCCACCAATCACAGCTAACCCGTACCTATGGCGAGTCTGCGATCAACTTGGGCGCGGCGGCCCTTCTAGGTGGTGTACTGGGCGCAGGCGGTAAGGCTCTTGCTAACTCACTCGATGCGTCTGCTATCAAGACTCTTGAAGACTCAATGAATGTTGAGCCAAAGGTAAAAGCAGGTGATGACAGCGTTTTGTCCCCTGAGTACCGGGCGACTCCAGAAGAGAAAAGCGCAGGTGCGGCGCAGCGTGTTGCAGATGTTGAGGTAAGCGGTAAGTTTGCGAAAAGATTGGTTAAGGCTTTGGGCTTTGATCCATTATCTCGCACGATCACCAGTGACAACCCATTTACCCGGATAGTTTCCAATCTACTTGCTGAGAATCCAGTCAAGATGGATGGCGATATCGTTACGTCTGTTGAGTCACGCGCCAAGATTCACGACGGCAAGTATGCGACGGCACTCCAAAACCACTTAGATATTTATAAGCAGTACCGATCTAACGGCGGTCGTCTGCGTCGTCGGCAGTTCAACGAGGAAGTAGCGCGGGCCATGCGGAATGAAGAGTCTGCAATCCCCGAGGCTTTGCAATCTGCGAACAACTGGCGCACAGAACTATACAACCCGATCAAGGATGACTTGGTTGAGCTTGGCTTGCTACCCGAAGACGTAAGCGTTGGCACTGCTGTTGGCTATCTGAACCGACGCTGGAACAAGGGCAAGGTATCAGCGAACCTTCCTAAGTTTATCGACACCACGGCGAAGTGGTTGCGCGATGAAGATGTGCGTTTGCGCGATCAAGCGACAAAGGCCGAAGCTGATATTGCTGAAGCTACTGGCGCAGAGCGTACACGGTTACAGGAAATCATCGACCGGGCAGAGCGTAAAGAAGCCAAAGACCTAACCGATGAGGATTATCAGCGCATTGCGGAGCAGATCGCACAGCGTATTCAAGGCACTCCAGACGGTCGGCTCCCCTATGATTGGAAGATCGGCGAAGGCTCTGCGAACAACAATCTGAATGGCACTGTTGGATTGCGTGGGCCGCTCAAGTCTCGAACATTCCAGATCCCCGACAACATGGTCGAAGAGTTTCTGGATAACGACATTGAGGACTTGGGCCGTTACTACCTTCGCAACACAGCGACGGATATGGAGATCGTGCGAGAGTTTGGCGATCTTGATCTGACCATTCAGAAGAAAGAGATATTGGACTGGTATACCGAAGCCCAGCGTGTAGCCAAGACCGAGAAAGAGCGTATCAAGCTGAAGAAGCAAGCCGACGCAGATATACGCGACATCGTGGCAATGCGTGATCGTATGCGTGGCGTCTATGCTCAACCCGATCCTGATAACGTATGGGTACGAGCGGGTCGTGTATCTCGAAACCTTAACTATATGCGGTTCATGGGTGGCATCGTAGCGTCGTCGGTCCCCGATGTAGCGCGTATCTTTATGGCCGAGGGCATTGGCAAGACTTTCTCAAAGGGCCTGTTGCCGCTCGCAAGGAATATCAATTCGTTTAAGGTGTCATCGGCAGAGGCCAAGCGGTATGGCGTTGGCGTTGATGCGTTGATGGGCGGTCGCTCGCAGATCATTTCGGACGTTGCTGATTACACACAACCAAACACAGCGTTTGAGCGTGGCATCCAGTACGCCACTGATAACTTTGGTCGTGTAAACCTCATGGACTACTGGACGACCGGAGTGAAACAGCTCCACGCGGTAACCATGCAGAACAGCGTCATTGATGGATTGCTGAAAGGTCAGGTCGATAAGCGTCTGGCTCGCTTGGGTATTGATGCCGGTAACGCACAGGCAATGGCGGCAGAGCTAAAGAAACACGCGGCCAAGGTTGATGGCGTATGGCTCTCGAATGCTCGCAACTGGGATTCACCCGAACTTGAAAGACTCTGGGGCGCGGCGATTCGTAAAGAGTCTGACCGCGTGATTGTGGTCCCCGGCCAAGAAAAGCCCCTCTTTATGTCTACTGAGCTAGGCAAAACAATCTTTCAGTTCCGCTCATTCATGTTCGCATCGACTCAGCGTATGACTATCGCGGCCTTGCAGAATCAGGATCACAATGCTCTGGCTGGCGTATTGATGCTGACTAGCTTGGGCATGATGTCCTACGCGTTCAAGCAGTGGGATGCGAAGCGAGAGATTGCGGAAGACCCAGTTGAAATGGTAATTGAAGGTATTGATAGATCGGGTGCGCTTGGCGGCATCATGGAGATCAACAATACGCTTGAGAAGCTATCGAGCAACAACTTTGGGATGCGCCCATTGCTGGGCGTAGAAATACCGGCAGCACGATTTGCCTCACGTAGCATGTCGGAAAACCTACTTGGCCCCACATTCGGGAGCTTTTTGGATACGTCTCTAAGGGTGGCTAACGCTGGGCTGGCAGAAGACGGATGGAATGAATCAGACACCCGCGCATTGCGTAGGCTTATACCCTATCAAAATCTTACGTTTATTCGACAAGCCTTTGATAGAATAGAGGAAGAGGTTGGAGACTTATGACAGTAGCAGACAACACAAGCCGTAACCAATATAGCGCGACTGCTGGTCAGACGATCTTCTCCTATACGTTTGAGATAGTAGACAAAGACGATCTCGTTGTACTGCAAAACGGCACTACCCTCTCAGAGGGCACAGATTACTCTGTGGCGGGCGTTGGCGATGAGAACGGCGGTACTATCACTTTAACCGTAGGCGCGACCCTGAACGATATTATGACCCTCTACAGGGACATGCCGTATGAGCGTAACCAAAACTACACCAACTCAGGTGACTTTCTAGCATCCGATGTTAACTCTGACTTTGATAACCTTTGGCTGGCAGGTGAGCAGACCAATCGGTCGTTTGACCAGTCTGTTCGTAGACCCATTACAGACTCCACAACAATCTCAATGGAGCTGCCTGACGCTGCTACGAGAGCAAACAAGTACCTATCATTCAGCCCTACCGGCGCAGTAACAGCAACAACGACTGTACCTCCCGGCATTACAGATGCCGCTCTAGTTACCTATACGCCCGGCGGCACTGGCGCAATAGACACTACCGTAGAGGATAAGCTTCGCGAGACTATTAGCGCAGATGATTTTGGTGCGTTTGGCGACGGAAGCGCGGACGACACTGCTGCTTTGCAAAAGGCCGTTAACTACGTCACGACTACAGGCGCATGGCTAGACGGTGGCAACAAGACTTACAAGATCACAACTACAATCAACGCGACAGGCGCGTTTCTGCGTTTAAGAAATTTTAAGTTTGTACTTGGCACTTCATACGCTGATCAAGGCAGGTTTAATTGTGACGCTGGATCTGGCATTGCAGCGATGACAGTTGCTTTGGAGAACATTGTTGTTGACGGCGGGCGCGGCACATACAAAACCGGCAATGAAACATGGACAGTAAGCGTTTCAGACTTTTTTGGATACGACACAATTCAACCAACGCTTAGTGCCTTTTTCAAAGTAAACGCTGTAAACGAAGATACAAAC